CACCCACCCACACGGGCAGGACACCTTCGGCACCGCCTGGACGGCCGGAGTGCGCCACGGAGGGGTCTCGATCTTGTCCCGGTCCTTGTCCGTCAAAGGCGCGCTGATATCCGATCCCCACTTGCCGACTGATTTGTTATTTCTCCAATTCTGGTGGGTGTAGATCCATGCCGAATCGAGAATCTGCAACTCCGTTTTTTTGGGGTCTGCAAGCCAGGCACTGATACCGTCGAAGGCGTTGTGGTAGGCGTCATCTGTCGCCGGCTGACCCGTCGCTTCCTCGAAAACGGCAATCACTTTGTCGAGGACCGCGTGAGGGTCTCGGTCGGGAAGAGGTTCTTCAGAGATGATTTTCGCTCCTTCTTTTTCGCTCTTAAAAAGATCTACTTCTTTTCTATTCTTATTCTGATCTATTCTGTCGGAACCCCTATCGATAGGGTATCGATAGGGTATCGAAGGGGTATATGTAACGTTGGGATATCGCTTGAGGAATTCGGCGATAAGTCTTGAATTATGAAGGGTTTGCAGATGCGCTTCGGTCGCCCTCTTGATTTTGTCGCCCGAACCCTGGTGTTTTGCCATATTGACAACCCACACTACTTGAGTAACCTTGTCCTCAAACGCCAGATACCCCTTCGATAGGGTATCGTATAGGGTATCCACCTTGACAGGATCTAGTCCGGTTTCGTGCTCGACACAATATCTGGGCAGGATATAAATCCCTGAAATGTGGGTCTGGGGATTGGTCACCAAGTAGAGGAAAAGCAGCTTCTCTTCCGGTGTCAACGCCCGGATCTTTGGGTCAGTCCACAGTTCAGATTTAACTATTCGGTACATGGGTACTCCGTCTCTTGTTATCGGTTAGGAACGGTTCAGATATTCACGTTCCGCGTCTTGTTCTCGCTTCCACATCTCGGCGTTTAACTGCTCATAGAACGCCGCCCTCTCTTTTTGATAGTAGAATGGCTCGTTTAGCAAAGGGGGATGGTGCAGCCCAGTCTGTCGGAGAATAGCCAAGATACACGCGGGGCAGCCCTCTACCTCGTCTCGGATATCTGCCAATTCGGGTAAGTGACCGTCGACGTACGGCATCTTGAAACCACAGGAATCCGGGCGCCACAAAACAGGTCCGGTTTGCGCCTTGATCCTCTCAACGATCTTCCTGAGGTCGGGAGGATTATTTCCAATTATAGCGCACATCCCACATTCCCGATCCGGGTTCATCGTACAGTGCTTCTCGTGCCGAGAGATCCAAGAGGCCGAGTATCCGACCTTACCGCAGAAATCACAGCCGTATTGCTGGACCAGCTTGGTTTTCTTCATGGTTGCTCCTTAGAATGGTGGTTAGTTTACGCATCTCTGTTTTCGTTCCATTCCTTGAAGAATCGCAAACGCTCTTTCTTGAAATTGAACTGCTTGCCTATCAGAATGCTCTTATTGTGAAGCCCTGATAATTTCAGAATCGCCAACATGCAGGCTGGGCAATCATCAGTCCATGCTCGTAATTCATCGAGCGTTGGCAATATCCCTTTAACAGTGGGTATTGCATCGCAAAACCACACATTTTTTGTTATGTCTGGAGGCTCAGGTTCGGGCGGGCCGAAGAGATCACAGGACTTTTCTATGTCTGGGTCTGGGCCGGTCCATTCTACCTTGGCCTTTTCCCTGACCTCCTCTGCGATTGACGCCACGTCTCTTCGTTCAGTGGTAAACATTTTGCATATCCCACATTCTCGGTCTGGATTTGCGGTGCAGTGCTGCTCATGGTGTTCCATCAGGCCACTATCGTACATGCGCTTACCGCAGAAATCGCATGCATATCTTTCAACGACTTCAGTTTTCACGGGATTTCCTCCTCAAAAATGCGGTTAACCTTTCTTCCCCGGTACACCGCAAGGTCCCGGCATTTCGGAGAGGAGAAGAGCTAAGTCCTTGTCCTTGTGTCGATTGTCTTCTCGATCAGAACTCCGGGGATCTGTTTCTCGCCCTTCCAGGTTCGAGCGTAGTCTCGAATTGCGGGCATGTTCGGAGATCGGATGATGAATTCGTCCGGGATCAGGGTCGGGTCCACTACGGTCGCCCTCCAAATATCAACGGTGTAGGTTCCTTTGATCTTCGGGGCAATCGGGGCTGTGGCGGCCTGGACTACGGCCCGTTGCGTCTCCTTGACGATACCCTGGGCGGCGTGTTGTTCTTCTTTAGAGGCCGTGGCCTGCATTGCGGCGGCCAACCGAGCCTCTTCCTGGGCCTTCAGGACCTCGGCCTGTCGAATCCTTGCCTGCTCCGCGCTCCAGGCGTTCATCTTGCTCTTGCCGAGCGCCCGCGCCTCCTTGCGCGGCTCGATCTCCGCTTTCTTGCTGTCTTGGATCGTCTTGAGGCTCCGCTTGGCGTCCGTTTCCATCGGCTTGAAATGTTCCTCGACCTTTTTGATCGACCTCGCCACCGCCCGATCAAACTCGGCGACCTCAGCGAAGGTCGAATCGTCCACGATCTGCATGGATCTGGCTTGCTCGACGAGGGAGTTACGCTCCTCGACCAACGCCGTCTCTTGCTCCGTTCGTTCAATCAATGCTGTTTCCATCATCTGCCCCTCTCTTTCTAAGTAGGTTGTTCTTCTGTTTCCAGTAGTACAGGTCCACGGCTCCGCCCCAGACTATTTCATCGCTATCTGGAGTGTCGGAAACGTGGACCGTGAATGACCCGGTGCTTGATAGGTAGACACACAGCCTTGTCGCATCCCGACCTAAACAGAGTCCTTGTGCGGCAAGTTGTAGATCGTGAGACGGGTGCGCCGCCCCGGTCTTGATCTCCACTACGGATCGCCCGAATGTTTTGAGAATTCCGTATCGGTCAGGCGTACAGGCGAATGGCAAATAGATGTCCCGATACGTCGGCTCCTCAATGGTTTCCCATTGCGCCTCCTCTTGCTCACAGAACGCCTTCCACGCCTCGACGTATCCTCGGATCTCCGGGATAGGCTCCGGTATCTCTTGCCCCCGGTCGATCATGGCGCACAACTGGTGGACTGCCGTTCCGCGGTGCGCCGATTCGGGCGTGAACCAACTGGCGTCGATCAGCCCGACTTCGGCGGCAATCTCCGAGTAGCCGGGAATGATCTTTCCGTCCAGGTAGTAGAGATGGCTTTCTGGATCGAATCTGAATTCTGTCATGGCATGTCCTCTTCGACCGGTGCCCCTGCCTCGATCCATTCGATCAAGGCCTTGTACTTGTTCCAGTGAATGTGTGTGATGGGCATACCGTACTGGGCGCGTACTCGCTCGGACAGGATCTTGGACTCCAAGCCGGTAGCCTTGCCGATGGCGAACGCTCGCTTGACTTGCGCTGCCGAAAGGTGGCCCTCGGGGAGTTCTTCGTCCTCGATGGTAGGCTCTGGCGGAGGGGAGGTCAGGAGTTCGGCGTCAACTTTCTTCTGGTGCATCTTGGGAAGGTCTTCCCCCCAAGGGTCAGGGTCTTTGCCTTCACTTGTCGGCGGAGGGGCATCTTCCGGGGTAGTCTCTTGCGCGTAGTGTGGCATTTCGGGAGTTGCTTTTGGGATGGTCCAGTCGCTGAGGCTGAATGGCTTCGACTGAGCATTACTCAATTCGTACTGCCGATTGTCCAGTTCCTCCAACCGCTCGACCGTCTTGGAACTCGCGCCGATGGTCTTGTGGAGCCGACGGATTGCTGACTTCTTGCACTGAGCTCCAAACCATTCATTCCAGATGTTCTTGGACTTCGCCACCCTACGAATGTGGTCAAGTTCATCCCTACGCAGTACCTCGAATTTCTTTTGCCCGGTGGGCAGGGTCGCCACCGCGTAGGCCGCCACAATGTCTTCGTCGCTCTGCTTGCCCATGGATGGGACATGGACGATTCGTGGGTCAGTTCCGTATTGGGGGTCGAAGTGCTCGTTGGCGTAAACCACGTAGGCGTCAACCGCGAGAACAATTCTATCCCGCGTCATGGCCTTGATGAACCCCTTGTAGCCGGGGATGAACGTTGCCGTGTTCCCGAACGGCACAATGTACCCCTCGCCGTTCGCGCCCGAGCAGTCCAAACCGCATTGGGCAGCGTCTAGGATTGAGAGCATAAACGAGTCGGGGGTGCATTTCAGAAGGTCCTGATTACGCTTACATGCTACTACGCCCATCTTGATTACCCATTCCGGGTCCACGCCTTTCATTACGGCGTTGCGGATCGTCAACTGTGTGGATTGTGCGCCCAATAATGCGGCGACGTTCGTCGGTTTCTTTTCAGTCAGTTCGTTAGCCATTGGCTTCTTTCTCCTCTCTTGGTTTCGTTGTCTCTGAATCTGCCGGGTCGGGCCAGTTCGGATTCCCGGTCCAGGTTCGCACTTCCCGCACTAAATGGTCGCGTTGCGTCGCAAGTCTCGTGAAGTTCTCAACAAGCATGTCCGCTGTGATATTCCCAGCCATGGCGTCCTTCTCCTCCTGTCCCTTTCAGAAAAATTATGCGGGTCCGGGTAGAAAGGGAGGGTAAGCCCCGGACCCGCCAGCACATTATTCGATTGCCTTCAGGGCATCGGCCACGTGTAGCCCGATTCCGGCGAGTGCGAGTGCTATGTTGATGAGTGCGGCTGCGATTAGGATTGCGGTTAACATTCTTGTCTCCCTTCCTTAGTCTGTGGCGGGGAAAGTCGCCCTCCCCCGCCCGTGTTCACTTGGCCTTTTCGGTGTGCTCCTTTCCTTGGGATTCTGTGGTTGTGAACTGCGATTCAAGCAGTTGATTTTTGTACCAATCCGCCACACCCTTGGTAACACCTCGATGGATCTGTGGCCACCCCCACTTCCAGAAGGCCTCGAGGATCATCTCTTTGCACTCCTCGGCAATATCGCACGACACCCCTTTGAGCACTGCCGGGATGTCCCTCGGGGAGTTCTCAAGCAGTCCATCGTCGCGGAGATGCCGGACTGCCTTTGCCCACCGGACTTCATTTCGGTACGTCTCGATAATCCGCTGGATCACATCCCGCCCGGTCTTTCGGTTCTGGGCCACCCACACTTTCTGAGCAAGTGCGTTCTCCTCGCGGAGGGATGGTTGAACGTGCTTGCCCATCAGGGCCTTGCCGTCCACTCCGAACCGAGCGTAGTTCTTGATAACCACGCCTTCGATCTTGGACCCTCCGAGAATACTTTCTGTCTGGAGCAGGCCCATGAATTGATCGATGCCCGGAACCATGCCAGAAAATAGAAGTGGAACGCATTCCAGGCCAAGACGATCTGCTTCGGCCTGTTTTGGCAGCCGGGACAAGTAGGTTTCTTCGCCGGTATTCACGTCGAAAAGAATCAGATTAAGGTGCGGCACCCTGCTGTAGGTAATGGCGTTGTGGCGCGGCTTCTGAAGATATTCGCATCGGTATGTCCATCCGGGAGTCAGTGCCGGTTGAATAAATAGAACCGACTCAACGGCACGGGCGAACATCTGTTCGGTGTTGGCGGTCGTAAACTCCTTATTCTTGGTCTTGAACCGCAATCCCTCCTCGAATATACCGAACGAGAATTGAGAACCGTCGATTTTCTCTTCAACGATTACCGGCTCCTGGAATAAATTGGCTATCGCGGGATGCCCCAGATTGTAAACTTTTGGGTAAGAGTGCCAAGACGTCATTGGGCGTTCTCCTTTCCGTGGGATTGTGCTGCGTACTTGATTGTCTGTTCGATGAGCGCAGCCTGGGACGTCCATAGCAGGTGTGGTTCGAATATCTCTTGGACGCACAGGTGCGGGTCCACCAGGAATTTACGCTTGTCGAACTCGAATCTGACCCCGGAAACATCGCAACCCAGCAGATATAGGGAATACACAGGAAGTGCTTGCGCGACAATCGCTCCTAGCGCTTCATTCTTCCACGTCTTCTCCGGCTCCGGTTCTGGCTCCGGCTTCGGCTTTGGGGTTTCGAGGGCCTCAAGGCGTGACCGTATTTCCCGAGCCTGCTCGGCGTCGGCAATCAGTTTATTGAAACATCTAGCGATTCCCTCAATGTCCGATTCCGTACTTGAATACCCGGCCCATCGCCTATGTACCGCTGAAGACCGCTCTAATACTTCGAGTTTTAGGTCCATCCCCCGAACCCAGGCGATAACCTTTTTATCGCACCCCTTTTTATCGTGCCCGACGAGATTGAGCAGCCGAAAGAGAACCACATCCGCCAGACTGTCGTGATTGTCAGGCGCACGGGGCACGTGCTCGGTTTCCCTTTCTATTCGGCGGGGGAGGAAAGAAAGGGAACCTCCCCCGCCGGCGCGCCCTATTCGAACGCGGCTTGGGTCTCTTCGGTTGCGGCTGGTGTGGGTGCCTCTGCGTCCTTCGCCGCATCCGACGCCTGTTTCATCAAGGCCAGGACTTCCTCCGGGGTCTCCTGGACGGAAAAATACACAGCACTTTCTCCTTTGCCGTATTCCGCAACAATCAACGTCCTGATGTTTGGGTCATTCTTTTCGGAGAGCGCGCTTACTGAACTAATGTTTCGACCCTTTATAATCAAGGCCTTGTCTTCCGTCCCTCGGAGTGTTATGTGCCCTACTCCGTCAATTACGTTTACTTTTTCCAATGTCTTTCTCCCCTCCTCTATCGTTTTGAATTGCGTTTCCTTGCCACTTTGCGTCTGTATTCTGACCGGATCAAGCGACGTATCAGGCTCGATAATTCGCTTTCCTTTCCGCTCAATAAGTATTGGATCATCGGTTCGGTATCTCGCGGTCGGAATGCTCTGATTTTCCCATGTTCTGTGCCCATATTCATATGTTATACGGTGTTTTACGGTTTGTCAAGCTCTTTTTTCACCTGCGGCGAATTATTTTTCGGATGCCCCGTCGGATGTACCGGACTCCGGGTTTATAGATGGCCAAGACCTCCCGCTTTCGGACGGGCCGGACCTTCTCATCGCCACTGGCGATGAGTCCGTGCAGAAAATCTATCCTTGTCAGGTGCGGGTGCCGGTATGCCCAATTCAGCCAAACAGGCAGGGGCTTCCGCGGGTTTTCCACGTAAACCAGCGAGTCAACGAAAATCCAACCGACAATGTGTGGCAAGCGTTGCTCCTCATGGGCTGCCGTAATCCAGGCGCGTGAAACGTGAGGCTTGATACCGTCTGCCCATTCATCGGGGATCGGCGCAAAGAAACCCGCCTTGATCTCAGCGGAGGCCTCTTCTATTCCCCGGCGCTTGGGCATCGTGAGGACAACATCGGTCAGGAGTTCGGGCGACTTGGGACCAACCAGTTTCCGAAGGGTTTCGGCCAGGGGCGACGTGTCCGGTCCGTAGACCTCATCTCGATGGAGCAGGTCAAACGCCAGCCCGTTGATCGGGTAGGCGTAAGGCCTTGAATCGGTGGAGTTTATAACAATATCTGGCTTGTAGACCTTGAACGGGGTTACGGTTCGATTCAGGTCGCCGCATATTTTCAGATATACGGTATGGTATGCCAAGGGGTTACGCTTCATCGTTGGTCTCCGGTTTGTCGGGTGCCTGCTCGATCTGCTGGGCGGGCCCGGGCGCCTGGGTTCCGAGCGCTCCGAGAACTATGGCCCCGAGGGCCGCGAATTCCGTCGGCAGATTGACCGACAGATAGCGCAAGGAGGTTATGGCGCCCTCTTCGTCGTCCATTTTGACTGCCACGGGAGCCAACGACGGGACGGTCACCGACTGCACGAGCTTCGCGGCGGTTAAGCGTGTATGCCAGTCGGGGTTGCCGTCGCTCCGGGTTGCTGTCAGTGCCTCTCCGATCGTCTCCCTTGCCCTGTCCGCCATTTCGTAGTAGCTCGCGCGTAACTCTCGCCGTTGCTCTAGGGTCACGCCAGCGGCTCGGCTGGAGGGTAGTGTGCCGCCGTGGAGGCCCCTCCAGACGTCACTGATTTGTTTCTTTGGTGGTAGTCGCATCGTTGCTCCAATCGTTTTCGTGTAGTTTTTGCCATGCGGTGATGGCCCTGCGGTGGAATCGCCAAGAGCCGTGCGGGCCGCCCAGCTTGAAGCCTGGGATTTTCCCCTCGGTTGCCAGCTGGCGGACGTATCCCCGGCCCAGATTCAGTTCGTCGGCTAATTCTCTAACGGTCAATAGCTGCTCTCGTCTCATTGGTTACTCCTACTGGGAAGATTTTCACGGACTACTCTCCTTTCTCTTCGGGGTTTTTGAGTTCTCTCAGGCATTTCTCGTGGTGCGCGATCCGCTCGCGTTTTTCGTGGTCGAGTTGTATCGATCTTCGGATCTCTCGGAGTTGTTGGCGGTGATATTCTATCCGGTTCCGTTTCAGGCGTTTAAGGAGTGCGGTTCGCATCTATCGCCTCCGTTCTCGGTCTCCGAATATCCCGCAGTATCCATTCGAGGGTCATCAGATGGGAGATCAGAAAGCCTCTGTGCTGCTGGGGGATCGGGTGGTCGAGTTCGTATTGAGTTTCTTGGATTTGTTCTAACACGACCGCCTCGCAGTTTTCGTCTGTTACGGTTTTTAGAAGTTGGTTCATGTTCTACTCTTTTTCCCGCGTTCTGGCGATACCGGCGCGGCGACCATAAGACGCAAGTTGGCCTGGACATAACCGCTCTGCTCGTAACTTACGCGGGCGATTTCGTCACCTTTGGCGTCAAGTATCAAGTTTTGGCTCGTTGTCCACGGGAGCGGGGTATGCGGTGTTTCTGGACCCGCAAGTTCCGCCTGCTCATACACGTGTTTCCATTTCTCAAACTCCGTTTTTTTCATCTCGGTTGTGTCCTTTCGCTTGAGCATTCTCCCACCGCGCAATGGCACCTTGTGTGATATCGAGATCGGCGGCCATGTCACTCCGGTGACATAATGCGCCGGCTGGCGTATACCAGTCCCCGCCACATTCCTTGTCGGCATACTTCCGTCGAAAAACGTAATGCCACGCCTTCAATGGTTGCTCTTGTGAGGTATCTTCAAGGTTGGCAAGTGCTTTGTGTTGCGTGCCTGCTCTTGTCATGGTCTTTCCTCCAATTCTCCGGTCTCCCGGTCTCGGTTTAGACGCGCCCGAATTTGGTCGTCTCTCATCGTTTACTCAGATTCCCGGACGCGGCGGAGAATCCATTTGCAGATATCGGATTCCGTCGTTTCGTAATCCCAGAATCCCGGCTCCGCTATCTCGCGCGAGGGGATGCCTAGTAGTACCGCCACCACGCGAACGGCGGCCAACTCCCGCCTACGATCTCCGTGGGCTCCGGTTCTACAATCGCGTGCTAGGCCGGTTCCGGGCCCGACCCTATATCCGGCCCATACCGCCGGATAGGTTGTCTGATTTGTCTGTGCGTAGTAATTCGCATGGCGCATCGCATTCCTGTACCGTTTACGTATTCGCAGGGGTTTCGCTGTTCTCATCGTCTCGTGCTCCTCTCTCCGGCGTTGCCGGGTCACCACGGATTGGTTATTGTTCTCTCTCCATTATGTCCATCCCGTCATAATCCTCAGAAGCCGCCGCCTCCGCCCATCGCATCTGTTGGACGGCATCGATATGGCGACACCGTTTTCGTGCCGGACACGTACATGACCAGGTGAAATACATCGATCCCATTTCATCGAGTCGGGTGTGCGACATAACTCGATAGGTATTGCCGCTCACGCTCTCGACATCATACCCATCATCGTCACGCTCTCGAATATCGTTCAGGCGATATTCGGCAAGCAATTTTTCCCATGATTCCCCTGTGCGAGGATCAGTCTCGGTGACGCCTGTTCTCTGTGGGTTCATCGTCTCGGTCTCCTTTTCTCCGGTCGCCCGGTCTCGGTTTACGCGGCCATGAATTGCCGCATCAGTTCCGGTTTCCAGGTTCCGCCACAAGAGTCAAGGATTTGAACGTCAAACCCTTCGTCCTCCCAGACCTGCGCGATATCGCAGGCCATCCGGGCGCGGTCGGTATCGTCGACATGTTCCCACTCATCGGCTAGAGATGCCTGTATCTCGATTCTGTAGAGCATTGGTTTTTTTCCTCCTCCGTTATGGTTTGGCTTTCGTTTCTCCGGTCTCGGTTATTCGTTCTCGACAACCCGCAACCCAGCCAGGTATCCAGCCTGGTATCCATCACGGATTCGGCAGTATCGCGCTATGTGATGTTCGTCGCCGGCGGGTTTTCGGACGGCCTTTCGAAATGCGGCCGTGAAAGCGGCAATCGCCTCCGCTTCGGCCAGATAGCCTCCGAAGAGCAAGTCTGCGCATGTAGGTGACGGGCCTAGAACGTTATTGTTGACGTCGGCGTTGCATTCATCGACACTCACGTCGGAGTGAGTTGCGCAGTACCAGCCCGCGCCTTCACCCTGCACCCTCACGATTGTCGTTGCGTAGACCCTACAGGCGTCGTAAAGGTCATAATCCTGAACGATACTTCTCATCTCTGTCTCCTTCTCTCCGGGGTCGCCCGGTTTTCGGTTAGTCATTGTTTGCAAGCATGATCAAAAAATCTGCATAGACACCTCGCAGTGCGAATTCTGCGTCTGCCTTAGACAGATAGTCCGGATGACCCGGATGACGCTGCGCCAACTGGGCCGCGATACGTTCAATCCGATTCACTAGTTGCATTAGCGTGCGGGCCTTCGCGGCTCGGTCGGCGCGATCTCGAGCTGCCTGTTCAAGTGCTTGAGCTGCCTGTTCAAGTGGTGTTCTCATCAGCTTCTCCTCTCTCTCTTATAGGTTGCCGGCTTAGCCGGGTCTTTCCGTATGTTCAGGCGATCATTTCGCCGATGTTCACGTGCTCTAACACCCGCCGCATGTTCTGGTTACAATCGGCAACCAGGTTCATGTAGGCGGCGATCGGCTTCCCATCCAGACCCTCCGCCAAGGCGATTTCTTTGGCTCTCTTGGCTAGAGGTTTGGAGATTCCTTGGTTCGTCAAGGTTAACTCGATACAGCGTGAGACAAGTGGTGAAGCGTCTATTTTGTCCTCGAATAGGCTCAATTGCCCTTCGACGGTCGTCGTGAATATCACGCAGGTCTGCTCCGGGAGTTTTTCCAACCAAACGAGCAGTTCGCGGATCGTGTCTCTTCGGAGGCCATGCGCTTCGTTGATGATGAGGGCTCGACCGGCCAGTTCGCCGAACGCATACAGCCGAAAGTCCATTTCAATCTGCCTCAGGGTTCCGGCTGTCAGCTCGTCTGCCGATACCTCGCGAACGTTGTAAGGCTCCGCTAGTTCGTGTGCTATCAGGTACGCAATGGTTGTTTTTCCGGTTCCCGATTTACCGGAGATCCAAAACGCATGGCGCCCGAAGCCTCCACGGTTGCGAAGGACCGACACTTGACGTTGGATCTTCGGCTGTCCGATGACCTGCTCCCAGGCATCGGGCCTCCATTTGATGTAAAGCGGTGTTGCTTTCACGGTCTGCTCCCTCTCTTTCCTTGATGTTATCTGCTGTAACTATAGCACAGTATCGGCAATAGTCAAGGGCTTTATTGCAGATTTTTTCTGCTTATTCCGACGATGAGAGCATAACTCCCACGATATCAACCAGTTACGCGCAGAAACTATTTTTCGCCGTGTGCCAATAAACGCTCATAAACTATAATGTCAACTACGTAGTCCTGACGAAAAACAACGGTACGAGATTGTAGATACATTGTATACACAGGAGGCGCTCCCGTATCCTCGATGCCAAGGCATGGACAAACTGGGTATTTATGGGTGGCAGATTCGTCCATACAAGTACGGAGTCCTGTCGGCAGAATAGGCGTCACACTGTCAAGTATAGTCGTGTGTATCATGACGGTGACGGTGACGGAGAGTGAATCTGCTCTGATGGTGAGCGCGAGGAGGAGAAGGTCCTTCTTGAGGGCCGGAGGGAGGAGAAGGTCCTTCTTGAGGGCCGGAGGGAGTCTTTGGGCTCGGTTTACCCTCGGTTTGGACCGCAAACGCAGGGTAAACATGGGGTGAAGCGTAGTCAAGGCTGGTCAGATCGTCGGTGTTCGTCCCCCTATATTATAGAAAGCAAGAAGTGTGCCAAGATGCTAGCCATCCCACAATTGGCATGATCGGATGGCGTCTGGGAATCAGAACGGCGAGTCCGTCCGGATGGTGACATGGTATCGGCCTTGTGACAAGTGCATGAGCAGGCCGGGACGCGGGGCCGACCGACCGGGTACCCGGGTGCATGGTGTAACGATACCCTCACGCAAATGAACTCCCTTAAAAGCATGTCAAGTTCTGTACATTCACATGGACAAAACGGTTACTGACTAACAGAAATGGAGCAGTTCAGGACATGTCAAGGATGTTTATGGAACAAAGTGACATTAGAGTCACTTTTGATCGCTGCTTGTGGCCTAGCTTATAACATGTGGTATTGGGGATTGTCAATCTGTGGTTTTTCGTGATATTCCTGCTAAGTGGTTGCTATTCTTGAAGTTATCGGCTCTAAACTATATTTCACTTCAGATATTATGTTAACTACGATGGTTGATATTTGGTAGGCAGCGCTGGAGAAGGGGTTGGTTTCCGAAATAGATAACCCCGCCCGAGGCTTTGCGTCATGTCAGGAATGCGTCATGCAGACATTATTTTCACCGTGGTCGGAGACTGCCATGCTAATAGTCCTGTCGGGAGTTCAAACCCTCAAACCGGGAGTTCAAACCCTCAAACCGGGAGTTGAAGAAGCCAAACCGGGAGTTGGTGTGAAAAAGCACCGGGCAACCGTCTCTCCTAAATACACTCAGAGCCGAAGTCGGGCGAATAAAATATGAGGTTTGGCACGATTATTGATGATTTAGCTTGACAAGATGGTATCGAGGTGCATAAACTGCGTTCGACGTGTAATTACAATGTAATTACGCGTGAGATAGGAGTGCAGGATCAGATGATAGCAAGTGCGTTCAAGGACATCTTGCCCACATTCGACGGGACGACCCAGGATGAAGTCCGGGGCCTCATCACTTTTCGCAATGGAAGTACTTGGCACTTCATGCGTAGTCAAGATCGGAGCCCTTGGGAGTCGTTTGCCCCTGGGTGGTCCGCTATGCCTGATTCCTACGGAGGCATTGGTGACCCGGAAGTCCTTTGAGAAGCTCGTATCGAGTTTAGGTGAAGTTCTGCCGGGCAAGGATGTCGCGCGGAAAGAACCGGCGCCCGATATCTTCCACGGGGGGGTCTTCCCGGGTGGGATTGACGCGCTGATACGAAAACACCCTGAAACGGCGGAATTGCTGGCCGGACTGTATCAGGACGCCGAGCATTTAGGGATTGTACCGGAAGAGCAAGACTGGTGGATCGCCCAAAAGCTGTCAATGGTGGTCAAAACCGACCCGTTGCTCCGGTTTAAGGCCTATCCATACCAGGAAGCGTTTCTGCGGTCGAATTATCAGATTGCCATGCTCAATACGGCGAACCAACTTGGTAAAACTTACGCCCTGATCTACGATGGGCTGACCCGGTGCCTGGATAGGCACCCTTACGTCAAGTATGGGCGGCCTATTGTGGCGGTATTGGGGGTAACGACGACTGATTTGGCTGAAATTAACCATATTCCCAAGATTCTCGAACTATTGCCGATGCACGAGGTCCGAAGCTGGGCGAAGACCACGAAGTCAATGGTCCAAACGCCCCTGTATTTCCACAATGGCAGCGTTTTTCACATCAGAACCTTTGCCCAGGGCCGGTCCGCCTGGCAGGCGTTCACCGCAGACTGGCTCGGAATGGACGAAGAGGCTCAGCAAGAGATTATGAACGAAGCGTACATGCGGATCATGCGGAACGATGGGATTATGCGTCTTGGCGTAACCCCCCTGGAGCTCTTGCACGGTGGAGATGAGCGGATCTGGTACATGGATTGGATTCACGAAGCGACCGCCGACGGGCGGATGGAGACTATTACCGCGACCATGTACGACGGGGTTGCCTGCGGTCAAATACCGGAGATCAGTCTCAAGAATGCCGTTAAGCAATACTCGGTCAACGGGGAACTCACCGACGAGGGCCGGGTCCGAATCCTCGGCGAGATGATATTGAGCACCGGGCGACCGGTGTTCTCCTCGGAATCAATGAGGCGCTTGGGCGAGTTCATCAGGTCACAGGCAATACTCCCCGAAATAGGGGAATTAGCACTCAGAGCAGCATAACAAGGAGAATCGACTAATGACTGACGAGAAACAAGATTGGGGTTTTTACCTCGTAACCTGCGAATGCACTACGGTGGCAGGCAAGTCCGTGCAGCGACAGGTAATCGTGCCTGGCATTATGCCCGCAGACGCGGCCAGAAGGGCCGAACGGGCACTCGTGAACCCGATGAGCCTGACCAGAATGCAGGCGGTCGTCCCGTTCAACGTCACTCGTTATGGATCCCCGGGGACGGTGTGCTACTTCGATGACACGCCGCAAGACGTGCTGGCCTTCCTGTTTCCGGACACGGTGGACCCGGTGATCTATGAGGACATCGACCCCGCAAAGAGCAAGACTTCGAAGCGAAAGTGGGACAGGTAACCGACGATGGCGGCCTTTAAGCAATCGCTCACCCGGATAGCCCAACGCCTGGGTTTTCACCGCGATCCGTTCCTCGGGTTGGACCAATCGAACCCGTATGGTCTGGAGTTTCGGGTCAATGAGTTCGGTTGGCTGAGGATCTTCAAGCCCCCGGTCACGGACTTAGAGCGCCAGGATCGGAGTGCAGCATACGTAATAGGGGCCGATGTTGCCGAGGGTCTGGAAAAGGGCGACCTAAACTATGCCGTGGTTTTACGGCGTCCGTATATTGGCGGACATTTCGAGCAGGTCGCCGAAGCTTTCGGCGACATCAAGGCCCATGAGTTTGCAACACTATTGTTTACGCTGGGCATCTGGTACAACGGTGCGTGGATCGGGGTGGAGAATAACAAGGACTCTGGGGTGAACGAGCGGCTGAGCAAGGACTATCGGTATCGTAATCTGCACCACCAGCGCCAGGTGATGAGCGACCGCGAGCACGAGACCGACCGGCCCGGTTGGAACACCAACATGTCGACGCGAGGAACGCTGATCAGCGACCTGATGGAAGTTATAGACCACGATCTGATCACGATACATAGCAAGCAACTGTATCAACAGTTGTTGAGTTTTCGATACAACAAGCACGGAAAGCCGGAAGGACCGGCCAATAAACACGATGACGGCGTATTTGCATTGGCGATCGCTATCCAGATGCACAATCGGTGTCCGATCCCCATTGCCCAACCTTCGGAATACGAGTCTCTCATGGAGAGTATCGAACGGCGGAGCCCGCATAAACAGTGGATGGACGATATTACACAACGAGGTAAGATCGATGACAACGAAGATGCAAGCTATTCTAACGATATGTTTGGTGGCGTTATTTGCAAGCACCTTTAGCCCGACGGCCTACGCCGGGGCAGGCGACACGTGCGCCGAAGCAATTCAGATTGATGCATGGACCTGGATCGATGACGTAAATCCGTCCGCGGCACTGGTTACCTGGTGTACGTTTACCAGAGTGATACAGGGAGGAACTATCTACATGGACGGAGGGGTATTCGATACTCCTATATGCACCGATATAGCGGGGGCCACGGAATGTACTCCGACCGGGTCAAACGCATTCACGTATGAGGAGTTCACGTATGGATGGTGGATGTGGAGACTGGCTATTCCTGCCGGCGAAACAGGCACCTACTATATTGGAATATCCGACACCGGCACGAACGATATCGGCGGGGCATCGTTTAGGCATATTGCGCGGCAGCAATGGACCCAGACTCCAACTGTTACGCATACCCCGACTATGACGGCAACGTTCACAAGTACAGCAACCCCCACCGCGACGTTTACGCATACGCCGACCGCTACGCCGACCATAACCGATACGCCGACGGATACACCGACGCCGACCGATACTCCGACCGATACTCCGACGGTAACTGACACGCCGACCAATACGCCGACCAACACGCCGACTGTGACGGACACTCCGACCGACACACCTACTGATACGCCCACGAATACCGATACGCCCACGAACACTCCGGTAAACACGGCAACAAATACAGATACGCCGACTGCGACCGGTACTCCCATCCCGGAGATATACTGCGATCGGTTGATTGGCGACTACGCCGATGGGAACATAGACGCTACTACTGCTACCACGGTATACGTGTTCGACAGTATTCCGGCATCATACGGGGACGTGTACGTGACTCGCATGGTAGGGATTATCGAGAGCGCCACGTATAGCGTAACGTCTTCCTGGTACGGAAGCGTGGCGGCTGCTACGGATGTATATGCTGAAGTGAAAGTGTATCGCCCTGATAGATATCCTGATCCGGTACACCCCGCTGAGTACGCGGCCAATACGGGCAGACTGATGTATCGGTTCAACTCAAATGCCGATATTGCGGGTCAGGCGTCTATCATCAACAGCGCTTCCGCTATGCTTCGGGCCGACTTCTGGTTTGCGAACATCTATGGCAATCCAACGCCCCTTGTATTAGACCGCTCGAATGGTGACTGTATTATGGTCACGTTCAGTGGCGATCTGAGCGGAATTACGAGAAACCGATTCTACTTCTATGGGTACATGAGACCATAATGATAAGACTCCAAGACATTCCGGCCCCGTCCGAACAGTTTACCGAGCAGCAGTTGCGCGGTATGCCGTCGTATCGCGAGGCGAATGAAGTAATCTGCGGTCATGTCTTTGACGATAGGTATAAGGCGTGCCGTACATGGGATGCACGTAGGGATTTTGACGGTAAGGTAGAGCAAGAGTCGGCGATGGCCCGCGGTTATCAGCACAACGTTATGTGGGACGAACACACCCATGCACTGATCCCTCGGAAGAAACGGGATGATGACCGGGACTATATACCGCCGATCAACCTCTGCCATGACTACGTGCGAACTGAACTGGGCACCTATGCCAGCGGTCCCCCCAAGTGGACCGTGGTCCCCACCAGTGGTGATGACAACGTGCGGGTCTATGCCAGGACCTGTACCCAGTACCTGAACTCGGTATGGGATACCCAGGAAATGGCCCGTAAGGTCGGCGTGGACCTTCTCCGTTATCGGATAGTCCAGCGCGTTGGGTTTATTAAAACCTCGCTGGATCGTATCGGAATAGCGGTCCAAGCGCTTGGACCCGCCAGCTTGTACTGGGACTGGGGAGCCAAACGGTTCAGGGATGCACTATGGTGCGTCGAGGTTAGCAGCCGGACGCCGGATGATATTTACAACACATACGGTATTCGAGTGAAGGGAACATCCGAGTCTCTGGACGATGATTCCTCCCGGTCTCCGGGGGGCGGTTGGTTCCGCAAGGGGTTTGGGAAGGTGGTAGATTTTGTAAAGAATCCGAACTCGGGCGGTGGAGCCGGGTTATCGTCCGATGCAATGGTGTGGGTGTTGCATTTGGAATACTGGGAAAAGCCGAGTCCGGTTTGCCCGCAGGGTAAGTACATCGTCGTCGTCGGCGACCGAGCGCAGAAGGCGGTTATTCTGTATCGGCCTTTCCCGTTTCGGCACGGAGAACTTCCTTACGTGGACTTTCCCGACTGGGAAGAACCGGACGATCCACTCCCTTCGTCCACCATGTTCCACCTGATTCCAATTCAGCAGCTCTACAATCGGCAGAACGAGAATGCAATGCGCCACGCGGAGCGCTTGTTCGATCCGAGACTGTTGGTCGATCGGCGCTCTAACATAAATCCGGCGGACCTTAAACCCGGTTCTAAGGTAGTTAATTTTGATTCGACCGGAGGGGCACAGGCCCCCAGGGACGTGACCGTTCAACCGTTGGCGGGACCAGCCATAGCCCATTTGGAGATGATTCGGCAACAGTTCACCGACGTGAGCGGCCAACCGCCTGCGGTGCATGGACAGGCTACCGCGAACGTCAGAACCTATGCCCAACAGGCGGGGTTGACGGAGGCGGCCAACCGCAAGCGGACGCAGAGTCACCTGATCTACGAGGTCGGGATGCAAAGGGTGGGCCGCCAGATCCTGATGATGCTGAAGCAGTTCGGGAAACCCGAGGAGCTCTTACCGCTGACCGGCGAGAACGGTTCTTATGAGTACGTAAAGTTCATAGAATCAACCATCCCGGATGACCCGAGGGTGAAGATCCAGATAGGGTCGAGTCTCAACCAGTCGGTCGCCGAAGCGCGAACCATGATAATGGAATTACTCAAGAGCCAGTTTGTGCCCCCTGACCCGCAGATCATGTCCAGGGTGCTCGAAGACCTTGGGTTTGACTGGCTGGAAAGTCTGGTCAACTCCGAACTGGCGCGCCAGGACGCCGATATGGCCCGCGAGATGGACGAACTGAAGCAGGGTTCGTTCAGACCGGCCAGGGTCGAACAGGATCATGGCAAGTGGGTTGAGCATCTTACGAAGTATATGGCGACGACGGCGTTCAACGATAGGGCTATGAAGGATCCGATGTGGGCCAAGGGCTTCTATATGAGGAAGATGCAACATCTGGCGTTCTTGCAGAACATAATGGACGCCGAACGAGAACGAATGTTATCAGAGCAACGAGCTCTGGGGCAGATAAACAGCGATTCTAAACAAGGAGAACCGAAACGATGAAGAAAGTACTCGTACTAACCCTGGCACTGGTACTCGCATTCCTGTGGATGCCCGTGAGCATGGCCCAAGAAGTCAACGAGATCACCGTCCTGGTCTCAGGCAATTCCGTGTCCAGCGATACGGTCTACTACGTGTTGGACAAGTCCGCCGAGAAGGCAGAGGGATTTGTGCTTGAATCGGTGGACATGACCGTGGCGGCCAGCGGCGAAGTGGCCGTCAGCATCGGACCCATTACCGAGAACGACGCTACCGACGGTTCCGCAACGTTCGCCTACTCGACGCAGGTTCACGTGAGCGCCTGGACGAACGTTAAATTCAATCTGGCACAGATCTTCAATCTGTACGTCAATAGCGATGAGGAAGTGTCGTTCAAGAGCAATCTGACACTAGACGATGATGCCGGACTCGACACCGATGATCTCATAACGTTTACGGGTGCGGCCGCCACGGCATATCCGGCCGCCGGGGACATTGTTCTGTACGTAGACATAACGTCCGGCGAAGCGGACTTTACTGCCCGACTGAAGTTCAGGAAACTCGCGTACTAAAATAAAATCAGAAAGGACTTGTGACATTATGGAACAGAAGGGTACTGCTACAATACCAGAGACCGCGCCAGAAGGGGCAACCGAAACTCCGGTCCCCGAATCTGAGGCCAACGTTCCTTTGGTAGAGGCTGCGCCACCCGACATACCGGATCTGCCGGAGGACGCTACACCCGATCAGATGCGTGAGTGGGCAGAGAACGTTAGGAAGTTCCGAGCATCCGCCACGCAGGACAAAATGACGGTCAGTGAGGAACGTCGCCAACTCCAGAAGACGTTAGCCGAGGCTCAGGCTGAGGTCCGTGAGGTACTGACGAACCCCACAAAATATAAAGAGATTCGGCAACGCCTTGGCTTAGACCAGGGCGGACGAGAAGACACGAGCAACACGCAGGATCCGGACCCTGAACCGACGTTCGCCGATCCTGACGTCAGCACACTCTACAAGAGGATCGATAAGGGCATGAGACAGATCGAGGAATCTCATAAGTCCACTGCGCAGTTAATCGAATCACTTCAACGAACGGCGGTCGCCCGAGGCAGGGACGAAGAAACACAGCGGGTATTTGCACAAACAGAGTTCTCCGCATTCACAAAGGAGCAGCAGGCCCTTATTAGGCGGCAGGCCGATCAGAGCGGTCGACCGGTCGCCGATATTGCGCAGTTCGCTGCGGCCTTCGGTACGCCTTCGAGGACACAGTCACGTAGTCCGGCGGCGCCACCGATGCCCTTTGTGTCTCCGGGATCGGGATTGCCGCCGCCTCCGCTAGAACGAGAAGAACCGCACGCCCTGAGTTCGAGGGAACAGAAGGAAATGATACTGGCCGAACTTCGGAAAAAGGCCAAACACTAACCATACGAGGTAATAGACAATGAGTGTTGACACAGATTTCGCAACAACCCTGAGTGATTTAGGGGACGTGTTGCGCGTTGTATATGGTCCTGGCTACGTAGATCAAATATACCGGGACCATCCGCTTTGGAGCATCCTTCCCAAGGGAAGCAATATCACGCAGGATAGTCGGGAGGCTATCAGGGTAGGGATGCACGCTCGCGCCAGATCACAGGCGACGACTAACCTCGTTCTGCCGGAAGCCCACACTGATACGTTTCAGGACATCAAGTGGGTTCCTTCGGTGTATTTCAGTGCGTTCGACGTAACCTACATGACGTATCTCTTCGGACGAAGGGACATGGGACAGATCGTCGATCAACTTCAACAGGACACGTCCAGCGCACGAGAATCGCTGGTCGACAAACTGGGGATTCATATCCATGGCGATGGCCTGGGCGTTTATGCCGCCATTACAGAGGTAACGAACGCCGGGTCCAAGAACGTAGCTCCTGGCATCACGATAGTCGTTGATGACACAAAGCATCTCCGGGTGGGCCAACATATCGATTTCATCGCGGTGGGATCAACTACCCCCGATGGGGCCACCGAGACGAAATGCACGATCCTGACGATAACTCCTACCACGAATACGATAACCGTCCTGATGGCCGATGCAGATACTACGGCTCTGACGGCCACGGACAGGATCGTCGATACCGGCTCCTACAATACGGCGATCCCCGGATTGGGATCGTTACTAAGCGCTACGGGAACGTTTATGAACGTCTCCCCTTCCAGTCAGCCGTTGTGGGCGCCCGCCTGGTCTTGCGACGTGACGGCCACTTACAGTGGGCAGATTTCCGAGCGATTAATTATCGAGATGCTTGGCCGGATCGCCGATAACCGCGGACGAGCCACAGTAGGCATTACGACACGGGAAGTCGCAATGTACCTGATGGACATCTTCGAGAAGCATCGTCGGGTAACCACTCCCGATGCGGCTAAGATCGGGGCGTTCTATGGTCAGCCTATTATATTCGACAACCGAACCATCCCAGTGCTGGTCGATCCTAGTGCTCCCGATGGAACACTGAGATTCCTGACCCTGGAGGATCTCTCGGTAGAACAGGCGACGAACGGAGTAGAACTTCTTGATATCGACGGTCAGATCATCCGACAGGTCGAAGGCAAGGTAGCCTGGTACGGCGAATGGGCGTATGCCGGGACACTCAGGTGTCAGCACCGAAACTGGCACGGCCAATTTACGGGCATCACCGGCGTTACGCCGCTGAAGTCGGCGTAACCGGTCAGTCAGGGGGGACTTTCGTTTCCAGGACGGGAGTCCCCCCTGTGACGAAAGACATAAGACACATGTACACACAGACTGATATCACGTACGCCGAGGCGAAGGCGATGCTCCAATCGCTCCTGAGCGATCGGACCACGGACTATTTCTCCGATACCGACCTTGAACAGTGGATCATGTCGGCGGTCCATCGGCTGTCAATGGACTTGCCGCAATGTTTCCTGTCCCCGCTTCTTAACACTGCCGACGTAAGTACCATTGCTACTGTTCATACTTATGTATTGACCGACCTCAGTCCGGCCCCTTGCCGACTGTGTTCGATAATCCATGTCAACGGTGGAGACTATACTCCTTGCAAGAGAACTTCGCAGGGGCAGTGGGAACGGTTTCACATGGATAGCGGATGGGATTCGCAGTCCAAGACTCCTATGTTCATCCCGGTAGGACAGACCGTGTACCTGGAATGCTACGCAACGTCGTCTACTGTTAAGTATCCGGCGGCTTCCTGGTTGTTCGTCTACGTTCAGGACCCAGGTTTCACGTGGAACGATTCTTCTATACTTCCGTTGCCGAGTTATGTGGTTCCGATGCTACTTGCCAGCGCCAAGGTTCTTGGCCTTCAGAAGGGCAATATGTACGAACAGGCCAAGGTTGTAGAGGCCGACTATCAGGCTCAGTTGGCTCAGACGTACAAGATGGCAGTACGGGAGGGATTCGGTGAATAAGATAGACCTTAGAACGCTTGCCATCCGAAGCGCCGGGTTGACCTCCCTGGACCCCCAGACGATAACCTATGGTCAACTCGACATATGGATGTCGGACGAAATCAATAGGTTAAAAGTGGAACTCCTACTGGCTGGCAATGACCAGGTCGCTACCATAAAGACCTATGATCTTACGGCCGGCGAAGCAGAGTATAACTTAACGCTGTACAATTTTCTGGCCCTGCGGGACTTATTCATAAAGTGGTCCGCGGCGGGTAACTACGTCCGGGCGATTAGGTTGGATTACCCGGAATTCGTCCACCGGACCTCGGACGCGAGTCCCTTGTTCTCGCCGTCTACCTACGAACCGGCATGGGCTATCCCCGGCAACAGTATGGCGCTAGTAGATTATGCCACAGATTACTGTGCGGTTGTTCCATCGGTTATCATAAATCCGGTACCCGGCTCGGCGGTCGTCGACGGATTGAGGATAACCGGAGTGAAACCGGTTACGCTGGTCGGGCAATCCAATGAGACTATCATTATGGTGCCTGCTCCGTTTATCGACAGGTTGGTAGACAGGATAGCCAACCGTATCCTCCAGGCTATCGGGAAGGGGAAGCCGAATGAATCTGCTTGAGATGATCGACATGGTGCGTTTGCGGACGGGCGGGGATGCAACCGTGTTGCCGCGCCCTCTTATCTTGGAATTACTCAACGAAGGACTGAAGACGATGGCAGCCATTTCCGTGGTCGTGCGCGGGATATTCGACTATACGTTCTCGTCTACCCAGTACCCGGGATCGGCAATACCTCTCCCCCCGGGGGTGATGAGGATCACCGATATTACCTTTGGGGGCAAGCGACTGGAGCGAAAGACGAGAGACGAATTTCTGCAATCCTACAAAGATGATCTTTCGGACATTGACGAGATCACCGATCTTGGCGAACCGACAGGATACGTAGAATGGGCCAACCGGATAGAACTGGTTCCGCGTTGTGATTCCGAGCAAGAGGGTAAAGAAGTCCGTCTATATGTCGTAAAGCAACCAGCTTTACTTGAGTCGAATACCGATACGATAGACGCTCGTATTCCCATAGAATATAGGGATGCCCCGGTCGAATTTGCGGTCTGGAAGTGTACCCTGATTCCGAAGTTGTACCATGCGGGTATCTCGGATCGAGCACAGGCGGAGTTCGGAAGGTTGGCTCGCGCATGTAAGGTGTATGCGGATACCGAACTTACTCCCTCGGTGGATTGGAGTGATATCCATGTCTAGAATGGCGGAGCATGGTTCTCCCCTAATACTTGAGATTGGATCTGCTCCATTCTCGGCGGGCATCTTTGAAGGCCAGGCGATAGTCACGTTGGTATCATCCGATCCTGACCAGCCGAGGATAGGCCAGGGCGATACTCTTCCTCAGCAGACAGGGTGGACCGAAACAGTATGAAGGGCAAAGCCACACAGGTTGTCGAGTTGCGACGGTTCGTAGGTGGGATCAATACTACCGACCATCCTGAAGAATTGGACCTGACAGAGTGCCAGGATGGCACACTGAACGTCGTGTTCGACGATATTGGTAAGGTAGTTAAGCGGTACGGAACGTCAAACCTCGATAGCATGGATCTTATTTCGGAAACAGGGGAGCACAAGACGGCTGGTATGGTCGATGCGCCGATCACCGGACTGTTCCGAGCTAGTGGACTGCTTAACGCGGCTTCGCCTATTACCGGCCATACGCTGATTGCTTGTGATTATGACGACGAGGGCGATCCGGCGATAACAGAAGTTAGCGGGATATTTGTAGCGAAAGCGGGTGCCGACGTCTCCGACTTCAGATACCATAGTGACCCTGAGTACGGAGGGGGCGATCCGACATCTTTCAATTCGGGTTCAGCCTGGAACTTTTGCCAGTTTATGAACATGGTCATCGCGCTGAATGGTCAATCGACGGTCTATCCGCAAGTGTGGGATGGATCGGACTGGTTCGATCTTGGAATCTCGGGTGCAACACTGAAGTCGGATTTGGGTAGTACCGCGATTACGGCCACAGTAACGGAAGATGGTCGATTGGCCGCAGGTATCTATAAGTTCGTATTCGTCCATCGAGAGAACGCCACCGGGGTCAAGGCAGGGTATCGGTCGGGTCCGGTACCCGGAGTCTTGAGCGCCTATCCATTGGCGGTAGAAGATGGCGAGAGTGTCAAGATAGAGAATCTCCCGGTCCCTGACAACGCCAGTTATACTTATGAACTGTACGCCACTCAGGCCGATGGGGCAAGGTTTTTTAGGGTAGCCGAGATAGACACCGGAGCATCCACCACGCTCGTATGGAAGGGTGACGCCAGCGACGTTGGCGAAGGACTTGGCCCTGAGTTGGAGGGGATATTCGACGATATGCCGCCCATGGGATGTGAGTACGGGACGGTATTCGAGGGACGATTGTTCCTTGCGGATAAACGGACCGTCTATTGGTCGAATCCGGGGAACCCCCATAATTTCGACCCGTTCGACTATGAGATGTTTCCGGGCGGAAGCACGATTACCGGTCTACTGGGTACCCGTGAGCGACTGTTTGTGTTTACCGACAATGGCATTTGGAGAGTCCTTTCCGACTCTTCGGGAATCTACTGGTTCAGGCAGATAGTCTCGGGGGTGGGTTGTATCGCCCCGCGAAGTATTGCTGAGGTCGGAAACTATATCGTATTCATGGACCACGATGGGGTACGAGCGCTGAGTATCAGTGGTTCAGATATTTGGGACGGGGTCCAGATTCCAGAATCTCTGGTAAGCGTTCCGATCGGCAATGAAGTAGCCTCCTGGACGGATCTGTCGAAAGTGGCGGCGGCCAGTAGTGGATACGACTACTTCCTGTCGGTCAGAGAATCGGGCAAGTCGGCAAATAACGCGATATGGGTGGCGAACTTTTCCAGGCCGATGGAGATTAACGGTACTCCTAGGATTGCGCGTTGGAGCAAATGGATTTCCGATCCGGCGACGAATGAATACGGGATGGGGTTTTTGGTATTATGTCGGTTTTCGTTGGCTGCTGATGGTGGAGCCGTCTGTGGAGGTTCTTCTACGGCGGGCCGGGTTCTCAAGATCAACGATTCTACGAGAACCAATGCGGACATTATCCACAACGTGCCAAATACACCGGTAGAAGTGACAAAGACATCGCCGATTACCAGCACGATCGTTCTGAAGAGCATGGTACTGGGCAATCGGTTCTTCGACACACGTATCTACAAAGTATATCATCAACTCCGGGCGTTATCTGACGTGCGGCAATTACTTTCGCTCGATGATCACGTAGTGTGGGCGAACACAATGGAACTTACCGGGCAACTAGATAGTGCGCCGCTGCCGTGGTCGTTTTATGATTCTACTGACCCGGACGCATCGTTAAGTGTAACGTTCTACGATAGGGTGGAGTTGGATATAAACGCAACTTCGCTATCGGACAAGTGCGTAGGTCGCATTGCGCGGATGGCGATTACCGATGAAGCGAACGATAGTTGTCTTGAGTATTACGGGTTTGGGTTAATGCTCGAAGACACACAGAGGGAGCGAGGTTATGGCGGCTAATACAGACCTTAGTGCGTGGTTTCGGGACAATGGCGGGCAGATATTCTCAAGCGGTGAAGACAGCTGGAACAAGCTCCTGGAGGCTCTACAGACCGCCTGTGACGAGTGGCAGGGACTTGGCGCAATAGTGGCGGACATGATTGCAACTAACGCGGTTACGAGGGACAAGATCCTTAACGGGGAGGTCATTACAGCGAAACTGGCTGCGTTGGGGGTGACCGCGGCTACGATAGAGAACAATCTGGACCTGTCAGGATCCAAGAACGCCAAGGTCCAGTCGGCGATGGAACTATATGAGAGCGAAGAAAGTACCGCGTACAATGCCTCCGAGATCGGGTGCATCGCGTATGCCACCAAGTTGCTCGCATTTACGGTGGAAGACCACGAACCGACCGAGGAATACTGGGCCAAACTTCCCACTACGGTTGGCCGGGCGTATAGGGCGACGATCACTGCCGAAGACCTTGGGATTACGGACGGGGAAACGGATACGCTGCCCGACGATTACACCGTATACGTCGAAATGGACAGAACGACGCATAGTCCCGATGACAACCTGGCGCCGTTGGGTATTGCGATCGGCGGGAAAATCGCGAGCAATTTCAATATCTACATCATGGTCTGGAAGGGCGAAG